ACTTCATAGCCGTATATCCATGCTTTAGCAAATGTTTCTTGGTTTTTCGCAAGCCAATGGATTGTTTTTTCAGATTGATTATTAATTCTCAAAACATTAGGGTTCATAGAGCCAGCTAGACTTATAGCCAAATTCTCTTTGCAAACCTCTAACCACTCCGCCACAAATTGCGGTAAAATTGGCTTTTCTGGCTCGTCAAGCTTAACAACTGTGGCAATAGCGATTTTAATAGCATGGTTATAACCTTTGTCAAACTCGCTTCCTGCAATCTCCGAATTCAATGTTAATTGTTTTTTTAACTTATCAATCGCTTCTTGTTTATTAGTCATCTTCCAACACCTCAATTTCTAAAATGTCATCTGTTTCAATGATTGTTTTTGCTTCAGACCACTCTTTTAAGTAGTCTGGTGTTTTGCAATTTTCAAGTAGAAAGTCATATGACTTTCTATCCATGTTTACAATCAATGGTTTTGACGGATTATCTTTAGACGTGATTTTAACCCTCATCGCCTTTCTCCTCCCAATTGCCAAACAGCAAATAAACAGCTATTTCACATTGTGCCAAACCAGACCCTTGGATTTCCCATTCTTTAAATTCTTTTGATTTAGGCAACCAGTCTTTAGAAGCTCCCCAATCATAATCAACTGGCTTTTTGTTGCTAAAAATGCAATCTAAGCACCCTAAGAAAGTCATCCCATCTTCAAGCATTTCTGCAAAATAATCCGCACGGTCTTTAACCGCCTTTGGAAAAGTGTGTTTTGGCGGCTCTACCTTGCCATCTTTAACATTCCAAGCGTAAATGCCATCCCATTTTTCTTTTAAAGCATCAATTGACATATTCTTCCTCACTTTCCAACGCTATTGCACGTTGATGATAATATTCTCTGTTTGCTTTCCGTTTGAGCTTTCTTACTCGTTCACGTTCAGCAAGTTCTTCTTTGCTAGGTTTTGGTGTTAAATCTTCTTTTCTCACGAACTTAGCACGTATTAAACGTTGCTGTTTCCGTCTTTGGAACTGCGAATTACTCAACTTAAAAAATCCTGGCGCTTCTGCTCGTGTTCCGATAAAGACTTGACCTGTCACTACGTCTGTATATTGCATAATGCGTTTAGGTCTTGCTTTGCCATCGTCTTTCCGTCCTAGCAATTTACGACTAAATTTGCCAGCTTTGAGTCTAGCTCTGAAAGTTGCTTCTGCTGTTTTAATATGCTGACAGAACTCCTTGTTTGAACCGATAAACTTCTCACCTGTCCTGGTATCGATGAATTCATACTCGTTAACTTTCATCTTTAACCTCCCCAACTATCGGTGTAATAGATGATTGTTTGATTTTCTTCAAGCAAGTTAATTTGTTCTTTAGCATCTTGCAAATCACTTTTTAGTTGATTAATAGTTGCTTCGCTTTTTTGATGCTCGTAATACGCTCCGTTCAAATAACCTAAGCCTATCAGAGTACCAATCACAAACGCTATTACGAATACTACACTTATTCCTTTAAACACTTCTCTAATATCATCAAACATCTTTAACCTCCTAAAAACTCAAAGATAGCTGTTTATTGGCTTGTTCAATCTCTAAACGTAAATTTGTTTGTGGTTGCCATTGTTGCCAATAGTCGTAAGCGCGTTCAATGTCTTTCTTTTTCAGCAAGTCATAGCGTGGAATTTTGAACAACTCTTTAAAATCTCTGGCTGCTTGACAAAACACCTTCTGTCTCAATTTGCTATCAGAATATGCTGGCGCATCGTATCCCCCCAAACATTTAACGACTGCTTTGTTGCGTACTTTGGTTAAATCCTGGTTAATGGCTGGATTGACTGGCTGTTCTTCTTTCAAATAGACAATGTCATCACGCATTACAGCTTGTTCTTGCTTGATTTCTTTTTGTGTTTGGAACAATTGGATAAACGCATCTTCTGTACTGACAAGCGGGTTAACTGGTGCTACATAGCTACCGTGTTTTCTAATAGTCGGAAGCACCTCACTTGTCACCCAATCTGTGAATTTTTCAGCTTCTTTCTTTTTGCTTTGAAAAATCAATTTGTAAAGATTACTTTCTGAAATAAATTTCATCACTTGTTTTCTTCCTAAGTTATCGATGACCTCATTTGAAATGACCCCATCTTTACGTAATCGTTTCAAAGCTTGACTAGGATTATTAATTTCTAAAGCTCCACAAACATCTGTGTTGCTGAAATAAACCATACCGTCAATTTCAAGCGTACGAACTTGACCGAATTCCTCATTGTTAAATACTTGTACATTCATCATTTGTTTTCTTCCTCCTTGAACACATCTTCAAATGCTCTTAATTTAAACGGTTCACACCTCTAAAATGGTAGGTCTTCTTCGCTAATATCCATTGGCTGACCGCCACGGCTAAAGTCTGGATTGGCTTGTGTCGTTTGACCTTGGAAAAAGCTTGTTTGTTGTCCTTGATTTTGCCCGAAATTACCGTTGTTTTGATTTTGATAACCATTATTTGGATTTTGCGGTTGGTTCTGGAAATTTTGCGATTGTGAATTTTGAAAATTCCCCTGATTTTGGAAATTACCTTGGTTTTGTGGACGTCGATTGTTTCCAAGATTGCCATTATTACCGTTATTTTGATTTTGAGCTGGTGCATAACCGTTGATAGCAGTTACGACAATCCGTGCATATTTTTGCCCCTCATGTTCACCTTGACGATAATAGCCAGAAATCGTTACTAGGTTATCCGCATTGTCGTATAAAACATGTCCAAGTTCACCGTATGCAATCACTTTGATGTAGCCATGCTTATATTTGCCATCTTCATCTTTACCATTGGCAAAACTCATACTTGCTGTTGTATAGTCTTGCGTATGCTTGTTGTACTCATTGTTAAAATTGATATAACCTCTATTCGTCACTTCCATTTGCATCACCTTTTTTATTTAAATTTAAATCTTTCACAAACAGCAATCCTAACAGCATCCACCAAGCTGACTTAAAGTAGATGCTGATAAACACACATGCTGCAAGTGCTCCTAAATTATAGAGCGCCCATCCTAACCACATCATTGGACTTCATCCACCTCCGTGATTTCTAGCTCATCTAATCCAAAACAATCTTCGATTTCAGAATACAACTTATGAAATTCAATAGCTGCTTGATATTTATTTTTAGCTTCGATTTCTGAACCAACATCCAAATTTGCAATTTTACCGCTAACGTAATACTTTTTCATATTTTCACTCCTTAATGTCCTCTGACTTAACAAATACACCGTTTACCATTCGCCCTGTGCGCCCTTTGATTTCATTCCAAGCAAACTCAAAACATTCAATCGTGCTAGTGTTTTCGTTAGTTGCAACAGTATCTAAAACGTCAGCTAAATGTACAATACTGCGTTCGATTATCATTTTTTGAAATTTCGCTCCATTTCTACCACCATTAATTGTTAGTACACTCGCAATACGACCAATTTCCGCCGTACCTAACAACAGCAATTCGTCAGTAGAAGCACCAAATAATCCTATTTGTTCTGGTGCTTCTTTGTAAAGGTTTGCATCAACTAGTTTATTAATATCTTTTAAATCCATTTGTTGACCTAAAACAATTAATACAACTAACACATCACCAATACTATCTTTAAGCTGTTCCGGATTGCTTTTAGCCTTTGCTTGGTTAAGTTCTCCCCACTCTTCGCTTAATTTCTGCATCTGTTTGATTGGTTTAGCTTTATCTAATCCTTTAGCAATAGACCACGCTTTGACATTTTCGACCAATTCATTAAATTTCATTGTTTCCCCTCGCTTACAACTGTTGATATTCAATACCGTTCATATCCAAAAATTCTTTAAACATTTTGGCTTGTTTTGCTCCATTTGGAAAAGTCAAACGCAAATCAAACGTTAACACGTCGCCAGACTTAAATTTACCCCCATTTTCGGCTGTGTTTTGTGTTTCAGGTATAATTACATCACTTTCCAAAACTTCGCCAGTTTCGGCATTATATGCCTTGATTTGAGTGTTAGCATTTTCTTGCGCTAAACGTTCAATCTCTGCTTTGCGTTCAGCTTCCGCTTTTGCTCGTGCTTCTTCTTGTTCTTTACGCAAGATAGCAGCATCTTTGTCGGCTTTCATGACTTTAAGAACATCAACAAGTGTCTTACCATCTTCAAGTGCTCTGATGTACATTTCTGGTAACAAGCCATATTCTTTCGCTTGCTCTTCAATGGTCTCTTTACTTGCTTTAAATTCTTCAACAGCTTTAAATTCAGCTAAAACCAAATTGTCAATTTCATCAATTGTTGATTGTTTAAGCTCAAATTTGCCAGCCTTAAAGTACTTCTTCAAGCTGTAATCATTGTAGCTAGTTTCAAATGTTGACTTATCCAAGTTTGATAGCTCGCACTTTTCTTCAAA